CTTTCAACTTTGCTTTTTCTGCTTCCTTTTCTCCCTTCAACTTTGCTTTTTCTGCTTCCTTTTCTGTGCGTTCATTATTTTCTTCTGCTGCATTTTCTGCTACCAACGCAGCAAACATATCTGGTGTCTCTGACGCTTTTCGCGGGCGACCACGTTTCTTTGGTGGTTCATCGTCAGATTCATCTGTGTCTGATGTCGCCGCCGTCTTTCGTGGACGACCGCGGGACGATCCTTTGTCTTCATACAATGATTCTGGGATTGTCAAACCAAACTTTGCTGCCTCACGATCCGCTTCTTCACGACTTATTCCTTTCTTTTTCAAAAACGTCACATAGTGCTTTGCATTCTTTCCATTTGTAGACATCCATTCATTACGATTGTCTACCGTCGGTATATCGTCTTTCTTCTTGCATGTTTTGCAGTACTCTTCTTCTTTTATTGGCGCATTGGTGCACTGCGAATACAATCCGTGTGATGGTCGTACTCCTTTACACCATTCTGAGCATACTTTTCCTGTCCATGGCAATGGAACACACGGCTTTCCTACCTTCTTTTTTTTTTCATTCAACCCCAATAACTCCTCTCCTTCATCCCTGCTGAATTCATATCTTTCACTCAACTTTCCTACCGCATCCTTTAATGCTTTCATCATCTTCTTGCTCATTCTTTGGTCTGACATCTTTTGGTTTCCTTTTGGATTCTTTGGGTTGCTTTCAATTCTTTTGGATTCTTGGGTTGCTTTCAATTTTTTTGGATTCTTTGGGTTGCTTTCAATTCTTTTGGATTTCTCTTCCTATTTGATTTTCTTCTTTTTGCATCTCTATTCTCTTACAAAGTATTTCAATTTTTTATTGTATTAGTTTATACCTCCAACACATACTGTTATCCGTGTCTGTCACAGCAGCAGCATCAGCCTCGGTAAGGTTTGCTCCACCAGCTCTTCCTAATACTTTTATTTTTTGATCACCCATATATTTATAATATGTATCCTCGGTATATTGTTGATAATTTGTTCCTGGTATATAAGCACCATTCTGTTTAGAATATATTTGTTTTCCATCTACTTTAAACTTTGAATCAAGTTCTTCGTTATTACATTTAAAACGTGAGTTTACTACCTTTGGCCATCCAAGTCGCCCATCGTATACATATTGTTTACAATCTATACCGTGTTCTTTCATTGTTACACCTATTTCATTATTGATACCCATAGATGGTATCCACTTTAATTTGTTTCCACCTGTAAATAAAAATCGAGTACCTTTGCCAGGCGTCCTACCAAAAATGTCGTTCCAATATGCAGGTTCTGAACCACTCATGCATCGCACACCAGTCTTACCAGGATTATCTTTATTAATTTCATCAATAGACCCCTGGTTTTCCAATCTTTGTTCATTAGATGGGTTTACCAATCCTGTATATAGATAATCGCCACAGCTGACCTTAATCCCTGCGTTCTCCGTCCAACCGTCCTTAGTCGCAAGGTCTGTGCTATTATATCTTTTTATGTTTCCATTTCCCATATACTTATATATATTATTCGGATTGTTATTTAGACGCTCTTTTACTTTATTATGCATTGGTTGGAGTCTGTCCGGATCACATTTAAAAGGTGTACCGACATTTAATCTTCGTGGTTCTATTCCAACAAATGTTTTTGAGTCACAGTTCACTTCTTTTGGTTTATACCATTCGGCTGGGTTATTGCCGCGACCTGGGTCAACCGATGGTTCAGGATTCTCTGGATCATCATTTAATATGCTTCTTACATTTGTCATGTTACCGAAAAATTTTAAGTTATCATCTCCTACATCGTGCCATTTGTCTGGTGTAAACCTATTATAAGCACTTTCCCAATTTATCGGTATTGTGCCTTCCTTACATTTTACTACTCTGTCACTCACGTCAGTTGAAGACGGCGTTGAAGACGGCGTTGGTTTGCCATCACCGTTATTATAATTTCTTATTTGTTTTTTCCATTTCCTTTGTTTTTTGTCGCCTGTTCTAACCCATTCATATTGATCAATGTCTTCCTCTTTTATATTATCACACTTTCCTAGTTGTCTTTCCCCATTTTTATATTTATGTATATATCTATGTCTTTTACTCTTATTATGACAACGTTTTCTAGCGAAACATAGTTCCTTCTTCCTATTTGATTTTCTTCTTTTACAAATTTTAGCAGCACAGAATTTTGAATTTTTATTGTTTTCGTTACACCCTTTGGGGAATTTTCTTCTACGTTTGCCTTCGCGTAATGTGTTGCGTTTGGTATATATTATATATAATAGTATAGTTATGAACACGATTAAACAAAAATTAAGATACATATATAATATTAATAAAAAAATTAATAAAAAAATATTTTTCTTATAAATGTATTTTATATTATTTAACATTTCATTTCTTTTAATTTATCAAAACAATCAATGCCTATGCCCACACATTGTTGGTTATTCTCCCAAATTTTACGTGCACAGAAGGTCTTTAACTTATCGCAACTAATGTTATAATTTTCTTCATCTTTATATTTACAACATTTCCCTTTACATCCTAAACTTCGCTTTTTACTAGAAATTACTGTATTCTTTTTACATACCCATTTTGTTTTTCCTTTACGTTTTTTACGTATCAGAATATAATTTTTTTTACCATATTTTTTTTTACATTTTTTTTTTATTTTTTTTTTTGATTTACTTATATTACCTTCGCTTGGTTTTTTATAAAAATAATATTTACAAATTAAACATAATAATAATATTAATAATAATAATATCATTATATATAATGGATAATAAAAAATCATTCATAATTTTAATAACTATAATTTTAATAGATATTTTACTATCATTCATAATTCCAAAACTAAAAAACTTTTCCGCTATAGCTATTATATTAAGTATATTGTTGTGGATAAATTTTATATGTATTTTTTATGCATTTAGTTAAATTGATATAAAATTATTTTTTTATAATTAAACAACAATGTCTGCTTCACAGTATGTAATAGATAATATTAATTCCAACGTCAACCAAAATGTATTAAACTTTAAAAAAAGAATATTAGATATTATCAGTTCAGTAAGGAGCGACGACGAAATTATTCAAATAATTAATGATTATACATTCCCGTTAATAACACATAGTGATATGAACAAAAAAAAAAGAACAAAGAATAATATTCCTATATGTGATAGATGTGAGGCAAAACGAGCAAGCGGTGAACGCTGTTCTAGAAGAAAAAAGGGTTCATCTATTTATTGTGGCACACACCTTAAAGGAACCCCTCATGGAAAAATAAACGACAAACAAACATCACTGAAAAAAGTTGAAACTATAAATAAAGACATTAATGGTATTATTTACTGCATTGATAAATATGGAAATGTCTATAATAATGAAGATATTCTTTGCGGTAAACCAAATCCTGATATATTGGCCCAATACGAAGGTAACTGGGACAGTGATAACATTATTATTAATACCTAAGATATTTTATATTCATCTTCTAAGTTCCATTCTTTACTAAGAGTATTTCTATCTATAATGTGACTAGATAATGCAAAATAATCTGAAATATCCTTTATGATATATTGTTCTCTGATACTATTATGAAACGTGTCTTGTTTACCATTTTTAACTATATTTAATACACCGATATACGCAGAATCATATTTAGATGCCCACTGACCCGTTAAATCTACTAAACGTGGAATATCTTTATATAATTCAGCATCGCTAGACTTAGATAGTTTAGTTTTTTTATCATCTGGATGATTTAAAAACATTTTTGTATTATTTAAAAACAACGCGAAACGGACTACACCACCTTTATCATATCTATTATCCCTATCCGTATTAATATAATCACTACGCTCAGTTTTACTTTTAAAAGACCAACCACCATATTTTACAGATCTTTTAAAATTATTAAAATAAAAAAAATTTCCGTAAGGAGTGAATGATGACTGTTGTACACCAAGTAATGTAACATATGATATTAATGAATGGTAACAACCATAGTATCCTATTCTTGGTATAGTATATGGCATATTTGTTTGATTCAATATATATATGAGTATTGTATAATTAAGAAATAGTTCACTTACAGATTCGTGTACATTGAAATGTAATAATTGTTTACTATTACATATTTCATACATTGATGCCCACCACAATTCATTTTTAGAATTGTACTTATTTAATGCCTTATAATTAATATCTAAATTAAAAAATACATAAATATCATCATTATATATTAAATAACCATTTGGGTCATCGTTTATTCCTGTAATATTATTATAAAATCTTTTTATTTCTTTCATTGGATTAGTATTTAATTTAAAATTAGGAAAGGACAAAATATCAATTTTAGGATGTTTATGTAACAAATAAACTAAAAAAGGATTATATTCGTTATTAATTATATTATAAATACATAAATGTATTCTAGAATTATTATTAATTTTACCATATTCGTGTGACAGAACAGTGCTTATATCATAAATAATAGATGGGTTCATATATGAATATATTATTTTCTTTTAATATTATCAACAAATTTTATTTCTCTAGAATTATAAATATATTCAATAATATTAGTTATTAACTCTTTATTATTAATAAACATTTTTAAACATTTTTCTAAATATTTTTTTGTAATAGGTTCTCTTACCTTTGTTTCAGAATGTATTAATTTACCATTTTGAGTTTCTAATACATCAATGTTACTACTTTTCATTTTATCAATAACATCAATTGATAAATTTTTTTTTGAATGTTTTAATTCTTTAATTTTTGTTTGTAGAATTTTAATTTCCTCATCTATGTCAAACCATTCTTTAACAGACGCCGATAGAGTATTTTGGTTCATATATTACTCCTTTTTTTTTATTTGATGAATCAAACAAAAATTACCAATTTTTACACCATTTAAACATCTTTGATTTTTCCTAATACCTGTGCCAATAATTGCATGACATCTATGTTTATAAATGTTATTTTTATGTTTATTACATAAATTACCATTACAAGGATTATTACAAGCAATACCTTTTCTTTTACCAGTTTTAAATATATGACTACATTTAGATGTATACATACAATGTCTAGACGGTGAATTTACGCCATAAATTTTTGGAAATTCATCAATTTTATCTTTATAAAACGGCAAAATCTTATTTTGAACATTTCTACAATACGGACATTTTAATTGGCATGTCTTTAAATGTTGTGTTTCGTAATTATTTTTATGAATCTTCTGATTTTTTAATTCCTGAAAAATAGATCCATAATTATATTTATGACCACACTCAAGTGTTACATAGTCATTTTGTAACACTGTTTGTGATATTAAACATATATTATTATCTGTATCTGTTTCATTTACCATTGTCTGCACATCATTCAAAAATGCATTCATAATCTTATATTATATTTAAACAATTATTTATAATATTTTTTTATTATATTAGTATATGGGTTTGAAACGATGGTCAGCACCAACATGGCGAGTAATGCATTATATAGCAGCAAATTGTAAAGATAATAAAATAGAATTAAATAAGGCTAAAAATATTATATCACATTTAGCAACAATTTTACCGTGTGTTGTTTGTAAAAGTCACGCAGTTTCATATTTAAAATCAAATAAACTTCACAGAGTTAAAAATAAAGACAATTTAATTATGTTTATGTTTAGATTTCATAATAATGTAAAAAAACGTACCACATATCCATTAGCAAATAAAAAAATATTAAATGTATACAAGAATAAATGTAAAAAATTTATATCAAAACAACTCAGTAATTGTCTTTTTATAATTAACATGGAAACAATACATCTTCCCAGACAAATGAATTTATACTATGTCCGTTCTAATTTAATAAATGATTATTTTAATAGAATTAAAATAGATTAACTATTAATATCACCAACTGGTTTACCGTCTTTATAAACCGTACACTTAAACGCTTGTGTTGAAGGACGTGAGCATTTAACAGAATCTGGTGAATTGGCAGAAAAATATGTATGTCCACTTGGACTATCTTTTTTCCCCTTAACTATAGCCCACCAAGCAGCACCCCAACTCATACCTAATAAAGATGCTAAAGCATTGAATCCTAGTTGTATGCGTCGTTCCGTCCCATTCATATCAAAGTAACTATTAATCAATGCGGATATTGTTAGAAATACTAAAACAAAAACCATTAGTAGCGGAAATTCCGCATCACGGGGTAAATTACTAAGTGGTAGGCAAACATATAACAATACAAAAGACATAAATGCCACTGCTAAATTTGGTGATTTTCTAAGATATGATGGCGTTTTAAATAATCCTGTTATAAAATTGTTATCAAATGCGCCAGAAGATGCATCTAAATCAGCATATAAATGTCGTGGAAAATAATCAATAAATAGGTAATTTAATCCATACAAAATAATTGTGCCAAAAATAAAAAATAACGCTTTCGTGTCACCATTCATAAATGAATTTATTATCAACGAAAATGTAATTATAATTGGTAAAAGTGTGATGGTTGCCTTTGCAACTAATTGTAATGATGTCATAAATGTCATTATATATTACTATACGAAAACAATTTTCATAGCTTCTTCTAAATGTTTAACCGTTTTAAATGTTATTCCGCTTAAAATACTTTCATCATACCGTTCTCTAATTTTAATTAAATCATTTTTGTTTTCTTCTGGAAATACAAATGTTTTGACACCCCCTTTAATGCCACCAATTACCTTTAATTCTAATCCACCAATAGCAGTTATATTACCTTGTAGGTTAATTTCACCAGTAATTCCTATATTATTCTTAACTTTTTTACCAAGTAATAAACTTAAAATAGACAATGTTATTGCTGTTCCTGCGGATGGTCCATCTTTTGGCACCGCGCCTTCGGGACAGTGTATATGTATTCCATCCTTTATTTTTCCAACATCTATATTGTTGTTTTTTAAGTAATTCCATGCCAGCGTTCTCGCAACTACCATACTTTCTTTCATAACATCTCCCTGTAGACCAGTTAGTTTTAGTTCAAATATTGTACTCGTTGGATATAATTTACTTTCAATCGGTATAATGCCGCCTTTTCCGAACGAATTTGCCCATAATCCATTTACAATACCAATGGTATTTTCATTTGGAATTTCTATATGTGTTATTTTATTTCTATCTTTAAAGATTTTTTCTTCAATATTCTTAACTGTAACTATATAAGGTATTTCAAACTCTTCTGATTTTAATGAAAGCAAATTTATTTCATTGATTATTTCAAAAAACAATTCTTTTAATTTACGAACACCGCTTTCAAACGTATACTTTTCTATAATAAAACGTATTACACTGTCATCAAATATTATTTTGTTAAATAAATTTATGTCCTTTGTAAGTTCGGGTATTATAAATTTTTTACTTATAGTAATTTTTTCATATATTGTCAATGGGTCAAATTTGACACGATGTATCCTGTCCAATAGAATAGGATCTACTAGATTTGGATCATTGTAGGAAAATACAAATAAAACATTTGATAAATCTAATGGTATTCCTGAAAAATATTTATCTTGAAATGAATCGTTTTGCGTTGTGTCAACTAAATGTGTTAACACACCAATAAGTTCTTTTCCATGCTCTGTATTACTAATTTTATCTAGTTCATCAATAAATATAATAGGATTCATACATTTGGATGTCATCAATATATCTACTATTTTGCCCCATGTAGAACCAACATATGTATAACTATGTCCATCTAATGTACTACCATTACTAGATCCGCCTATGGCAATTAAACTAAAAGGGCGTCTATTCCCATCATCATCGGTTAAACATTTTGCTAATCCTCTTTTCGCTAAACTAGTTTTACCTAATCCGGGTGGTCCTTCAAATCCAAAACAATATCCTGATTTTTTTCCAGATATCCATTGACCAATAATTCGTTCTATCTGTTTCTTTGCGTCGTTATGACCGTGCACAGAATCATCCAATATATTTTTAACACTGTTTAATTTATTTTTAATTTTAATTAAATTATTATTTACAGTTGTCATCTTATCACACACTGACATATAAGACTTATTGTCTAATGACTTTTTCATAATAAATAAATCATTATAGACATCTATATTTTCTTTATATTTTTCCATAAAGTTTTCTATGTTATTTTTTAACACATTCTTTTTTTTTCCAGAATAACATATTTTAGAATAATCTAACTTTCTTTTTTTTATTAATCCATTGATTAAACATATATTTATTATTAAATTATCTATTTTTCCTTTTAAATATTCATTTATTACGTTTTGTACATATTTATTTTTTTCAGAAACTATAGTTGTTTCATTTATTTGTTTGATATATGATTTTATTTCTTGTAAACACATTTTATCGCTATCTATGTCATCTACTTGGTTTGTTTCAATTAATATTGTTTTAATATCGTTAGATATTACTTTTAACATATTTATTATAGGTTCATTCCTATAAATACCAAATGGTATTTTTAGTAAACCTTCTAGGTATTGCCTTGCTTTAAATCCGCTATCTTCTGATCTAGAATTAACTTCCTTTAATTTTATCATTGCTTTTTCTTTTATTGTTTCATCTACTTTCATTAAACATATTTGTTGTTCAAATGGAATATTTTTTTCAGTTAACGATAAAACATTTGTATAGTCTAGTGTGTATTTCATAGCATCTTTAAAATAAACCTTTATATTCCAAGGCAAACTGTCATATAAGATAGTTTGTTCCGGTGTATCAGATGAATTATTATTTTCATTCGTTAAGAGATCGTACAATAAATATGACATATATTGTATTTCAGGTAGGTTATTTTTTATTAACATACAAATTAACTGTTTGCGTTGTTCATATAGATCAAATGATAAAAATTCCTTTACTACTTGCGGTATGTCTTTTTTTGTAATGTTATCAATAATATTTAAAAACCCATTAAAACGATGAATTAGTTCATTTGTTTCATATACAAAATATTCTTTAAGTGTAATACATTTTATATATCGTTGAAAAATCATTGTACATTCATTAGCTATTGATATATCAGTTGATGATATTTTTGTAATTGCATTTACTAAATACTCATTTGTTATAGACTGTACGTGTACATTATCAACAACGCCATTTACAATTAGTGTTAGTTTTTTTTGTTTACATTGAAAACATATTTTAATGCCTAATGTTTTTACATTAAAATTATTTGATGTTCTAGCTAAATCAAAACAATCAAACGTTTGAGAATTTTCAACAATCATAAAATCTTCAACGATCTTGTTTTTTTGTAATATAATTTTTTTATCATTAATTTCATTTAAATTAGTATTGTCTCTCCATTTTAAAATTTTATAAGATATTGGATGAAAATATTGTTTTAATAATAAATATTTTGCATTTGTCAGCGTATTTACGTATTGATTACCCAAACATACAATTAACGCATCTTCTAAACATTGTGTGCCATAATTTTTAAAAATATTTGAATAAATATCATTTATTGTTTGTAATTTTTCAAATGCTAGTTCACTTTTTTTAGCATTTATACTATTTATTATAGTATTGATCTCTTCAATGCTTTTATAACAAACATTTAAATCGTTAGTAGATAAAATGTTATATGATTTATATTTTTGAGCACTAATCACGGTTTTATTTATTAAATTTTTATAATAATGTATTTTTTTTGTTATAATTTCCTTTAATTCATTATTTTTTTCCTTCATATAATACTAAATTATATTAAAAATGTGAAATCATAATAAAATAATGGGTATTCCATGTTATTTTTCAAGTATTATACGTAAGTATAATAATATAATGTTAAAAAAAGATGAAACACGTGTAAAACCTACTAATTTTTATTTAGATTCAAATTCTATTATTTATGATTCGATAACAAAATGTGATATATCTCTTCCTAATTTTGAAAAACAAATCAGTGATGAAGTAATATTTCAGTTGGAACAACATATTTTTGATGTTAATCCAACTGAAAGAACCATTATTGCATTTGATGGTGTTGCGCCTATGGCAAAAATTCAACAACAGCGTGAAAGGAGATTTAAATCGGATTTAGAGAGAAAGATACGAAGTAAACTTTATAATAAAGAAGAAGCGTGGGATACTTGTAACATAACGCCTGGTACTAAATTTATGAAAGATCTGATGAAAAACTTGGAACAACATTTTTCAAAATTTGAAAATGTGGAACTATATTCATCAAACGAATCTGGTGAGGGAGAACACAAACTTTTCGAATATATACGTAAACACCCAAAACAACATAAAAATTCTAACACAGTTGTATATGGATTAGACGCCGATTTAATTATGCTGTGTATAAGTCACAACGAATATTGCGGAAATTTATACTTATACAGAGAGACGCCTCATTTTATTAAGGCCATTACAAAATCGTTAGAACCAAATTGCACATATTACCTAGACATATCAAAATTAATTAAATATATTCAAGCAGACGTTAGTGGAATGCTCAACGATTACGTATTTGTGTGTTTTATGTTAGGTAATGATTTTTTACCTCATTTTCCAGCACTTAGTCTGCGTACCACCGGTATGACAACATTAATCACAACATATAAAAAAGTATTTAAATCAGGTGATCACAATCTGGTAACAACGGATAAAAATATTATTTGGAAAAATCTACGCACGTTTGTTACAGAACTTGCAAAACAAGAAGAGAAGTTAGTTTGTGATGAATACATTGTGCGTGATAAATGGGAAAAACGTTTTAAATCGTGTAAAACAAATAATGATAAAATGGAAAAATTTACAAACATTCCTACAAAAAACAGGGAATTGGAGAATGTAATAGATCCATTCTCTCGCGGATGGCGTGAAAGATATTATAATATTCTTTTAGATATTAATCCAACGCCTGACAATATCAAAGAATTATGCAATAATTATTTGGAAGGACTAGAATGGACGTACCGTTATTACACAGATTCGTGTTATGACTGGCGTTGGAAATATAATTATTCATATCCACCATTGCTAGAAGATCTTGCGAGACATGTACCATATTATGATATTTGTTTAGTAGAAAAGAGAGAACCAATGCCATTAGATCCTCGTGTACAACTTTCATTTGTATTACCTATTAAATCTTTTAATTCACTCGTTGAAATAGATGATAATATAAAAGAGAAAGTTAAATCATTATTATATTATGATGATGTTAGATACGAATGGTCATTTTGTAAATATTTTTGGGAAGCACACGTTCAATTTCCTCATGTTAATGTCAACGAGCTTGAAAATATAATATTAAATTGATTATAATTATAATATAAATAAATATAATAAATGAGAAATCAGATATTAAGAGATGGTATTAAAATTTTGTCAGAACAATTTAATTTTTCATATGTTGATGCTTGTAAATTTTTAGAATTATCTAAAAAACGTAAATCGTGTGAATATAACCATCTAGAAGCAGCATTTGCTGCATCTCTTCTTTCACCAATTCAATCAAAGGAAGATATTAATACTAATCTAAAAAACAACCAAATTATAATGAATTCTGACAGTGAGTGTCAAGGGTATATTCAAGAAATTATGAATACCACTAAAAAAATATTATATGACGATATTAATAAAGCAACAAAACATTTTAGGGATAATATTACGCCAGCATCTAAAATATATCTAACTGGAAAAAAAATCAAAAATGAAACTATAAATTCACTTACATTATCACTTACAAAAAAAGAAAACAAGGCAGACATATTTGCAACACATGATGAACAATGTTGGAAAGGATATTCAATTAAAGAAACTAATAATTGCACACTATCTAACTGGCCACTTGATAAAATAGAAAAAGAAACCAGTAATACAACTATATTGAAGGAAACACGATGTAAATGGTTAACCGAAAAATGTAACATACATCGTGGTTGGAATAATGGTATTACAGACGAGGAGAAGAAAGAAGTGAGAAAAGCATATAATGATATGTTTAGGCAAGAAAATCCATATAAAAATAATATTGAAACATTTATAGCATCTATGTCAAACGATGACATTAAAAAATATTTAGCAACGGCATATGGTTCATCCGTTCATAAAAAAGTTAGTAATTTAGAAATGATCCAGTATACACCATCACATTGTTTAGAAAATCTCAATGCTATTTATGACTACATTATGTCAAGTAATAATGTTGTTGTTATTAAAGATGGTGGAACCATTAACATGATGGATAAATATAATGTACGAAGTTATTATAGTGACAATGCGGCAAAAATATGGCACTATTTTATGATTGATGGTAAAATTAAGTATCGTTCTGAGATTAGATGGAAAGGTAATTGTTGGGATAGTATGCAGTGGTTCTTTCATAAAATTTAAATAAATTATTTAATATTGTAATGTTGAAATGTTGATGCAATAACATTTAACACATTATCAACATTTACACTGTTGCCTGCTTGTTTATATGTTACACGATCATTACTAGACATTTTATATGTCTCTGGAAAGGATTGTAATCTCAAACATTCTCTCGGTGTAATATATCTTTTTTCCTTACCGTATATTGGAATTTGTGACATGGCAACAAGTGTTGGAAAATAACCTGATTTCTTTACACGTATGCCAGATTGTCGTAGTTGTATAAAATAATTAAATATAGAATCATTTTCTTTAATTGTACCAACTTGCCATTCAAGTTTGGCATATATTTCTCTCTTTGATATAACATCTTTGTGTTTTTGAGACCACACATCCCATAGCGCCTTATATTTTTTATACAATGGTTTATTTTTTGTAATATAATCTTGACGCCATTTTGCCAAGTTTTTAAATTCATCGTCTGAATAAGTGTTATAAAATTCATTTACCATAATTGTTGGTGATATTTTCTCACCAACTTCAAACTTTTTAATCATTTGTTCCCAACAGTTTAGTGTATTTTCTATATCTCCACTAATAAAGTATTTCTGGTCAATGGTATTTACGTCATCAAGAAATTGTGTAAAACTATCTCTATCCAACGGTATTTTATCTTTAAGCAACGTAACATCACATTTCGCAAATTCCTTTCTAACACATACAAAATATACGCGTTCCCTCTGTTGTGGAATACCATATTCATGCGGTGACATATTAAATATTTGAACAGCATATCCTGTTTTATCTAATTTTTCCAGAATATATTCTATTACTTCACCATCTCCCACTTTTAAAATATGTTTTACGTTTTCTAAGAACATAAAGCATGGTTTTTTTACTTTAGCAATACGGATAATTTCATCAAACAACAGTCCACGGTCATCATCAAACGTCTTCTTCTTACCAGCATTAGAGAATGCTTGACACGGAAATCCTGCACACAAAACATTAAAATCTGGCATTGTTTCCGGGTCTAGTTTTGTTACATCTGTGTATGGTTCTATTTTAAAATTATCGTTGTAAACAACACGACAGTCTTTATCCTTGTCACACGCCAACACACATTTGGCGCCCAATTTTGTGAGTGCAATATGAAATCCACCTATGCCACAAAAGAGATCAATGAATTTAATATTAGTTACCTTTGGCATTTAATATTATAATATAATAAATTATTAATTCAATTTAATATATTAATTATATTTACGACGTCTAGATTTTACACGTTTTGTTTTACGTTTTTTTGTTCGCGGTCTCTTAGTTTTACGCTTTTTGGAACGACGCTTTCTACTGCCCCCCCTCATCCCGTGTGAAGATGGAATGGTGTATGGCGTAACAGTTTTTATTTTTTTAATGGCTTCTTTGTAATTAACTTCGGTGCGCCAATTCCATACATTACCGCCTGCCTTATTTTTGGAATATAACTCTTCAAATACTTTGTCTACATCTTGTTTCCATCCCACGTCGTGGCGATAATATCTCGTTTTGTCCACTTCGTTAAACGCAGGATCATATGCTATAAATCCCATAAATTCATAATAACCGGGTATCTGTGCCATATCTTCCAACTCTATCTTATGCATATCCAATCTGCGTGCTATATATAAATATATAAGCATTATAAAATATCCAATACGCTTACCTTTTAAGAAATCAGGTTTAACGCCGGACACCCAATCACCCACTTGTAACGAATATATATATCCTTCTGTTGTTCCTCTCTTGGTTCTTGCTACCATTACATTAGCAGTCATAATTTCGTTATCTAGTGGCGCCCGTATTTTCGGCGATATACTTATAACTATAGTGTTTGATGTTTTTCCAGGCGAAGGTTCTATTACTAGTTTATAATTTAAATCAGTATTTGGTATACCGTTTGGTATAAATGGTTGAAACACAGTCATTGCGTCTATGCACGCTAATTTTACATTATTATAAAACGTATCTGTTCCTATTCTTGTTCCTGCTGCCGCGGTTGGACCATATCCTGCTATACTACCCACAGACATTATATATATATTAGAAAAAATAATATTCAGAAGTGTGATTATATAGTATATGTCACGTCCTACTATAAATCGTCCAGAAAGTATAGAAAAAATCCAAAACGAAGATGTTAAAACAGTAAGATCTAGTAGTTTAAAACCCGTGTACGATTATATTAAAAGCGACGCATCTATATTCTGCAAACTAATAGGAGATATACGTGTTGATAAAATTAATTATAAACCATCAACCGATATAAAACCAATATTGGTAGCAGATAGAAAACAAATTAATACGTGTATGTCAGTGTTGTCGGAATATTTAAACTGTCGTGAAATAAATCCTGAGTATAAATGTGAAGAAATACGTGATTTTTTGTTAAGAATTAAATGTATTTAGAAAATATTAATTATATATAGAATGGTTGACAAACATTTACTTAAAACACCATCTGATTTAAACGGAATGGAAAATATACTCAAAAATAATAAATTTATACTAATTAAAGCATCTGCAACATGGTGCAATCCATGTAAAAAAATAGAAGAACCATTTAAAAGAATAGTAAAAAATAAACTGGATAATAAAGTAAAGGTTATGTATGTTGACGTTGATGATGATGACGACATCGTAAACCTTTTTAAAATAACCAAATTGCCAACATTTATTAGCATAGTTAAAGGGAAGGTAGCCAACACAGACATTACATCAAATGTGAAAGATATCAAACAAATTGTTGATAAACTCAATTCGCACGCAGTTTTTGGATAAATTATAAGAATAATATATGGATGATGTAGATTTGGATCTTAATAATTATGATTTAGACGATGTGCTTAACTTATTTCATCTTAATCACGACTTTACATATAAAGACTTAAAGGGTGCTATGAAAATAATGCACAAGGTTCACCCAGACAAGTCTAGTTTAGACAGTAAATATTTTATATTTTTTAAAGAAGCGTATTCTATATTATTGGGGTTGTATAAACATAGAAATAGTACCAACAAATCATCATTTAGAGAAGATTATTATACAAAAGAGCATGCTATTAAATTAAAAAATTTTATAGATAGTGAAACATTTAATGAACAATTTAATACATTATTTGAAGAAACGTTTAGAAGAGAAACATATGGATATGATGATTGGTTAAAAAATGAACCTATAGACGATTATACAATAGAGAATAGAAATACTTATTTTGATAATAAACATAATAATATAGTTATTAGAAACAACGATGAAATAAAAGATATTAATAGTAGTATAGGAAATAATTATATAGATGCTAACAACGTTGAAGATTATTCATCATCAACATTTAATAGTTTAAAGTTTGAAGATGTAAAAAAAGCATATTCTGAAACATTTATACCCGTTAATGTAAATGATGACAGAATAGGAATGTTTAATTCTATAGACGAATTAAAACGTTTTCGTGGAAATGATAATATTAAAGAAATGTCTCAAACAGAATCGGAAGAATATTTGGAAAATGAAAAATATTCTGAAAATAAACAAATGAATAATAAGATATATAATCTAATAAAACAAGATAAAAATTATCAACATGAAAAACAAAAATGGTGGAACAAATTCAATAAATTATGTTATTAGTATATATGAAGATTATGAATTTAATATTATTTATAGTATTTATAAGTGTTCTTATTATTTTATACGAAAAGTATAAAATTAATGATATAAATAGATTAATAATTGAACAAAAACCTAAAACAATTATTACCAAAGATCCTTTAAAGGAACTAATTATTGAAAAATATATTTTCAATAAGAATAAAGAGTTTGACGACAAACCATTTATATGGTTACACATTGACTATGATTTAAATGCAAGACAATGGTTAGATTTTGGTTCAAGAAATTCACGAAATTTAAACAGACCATATATTAAACTGTGTTTACAACAAATGGTAAAAATGAACGGATATGACTTTAATATTGTTATTATAGACGACACATCATTCAAAGATCTAATTCCTAGGTGGGAAATTGACTTAGTTAATACGCCAGAACCTTTAAAAACACATCTTAGAACACTGTCACTTATAAAGTTATTATATCATTATGGTGGGATTATATGTCCACCGTCTTTCTTTTCTATAAAAAAACTATTGGGTGTATTTAATTTAAACGAATCATTCGTTTTTGAAACAGCACAAAATTATGGCGACACTATACATTTTTACCCATCGCTATTATTTATAGGTGGAAAAAAAATGAGCAATACTATAAAAAATATCATGGTGTTTTTAGAAGGTATGCAGAGAGATGACTATTATAGTTTAATGAAGTTCCACAAATTAACGAGCGAATATGTTAAAACGCTAAGAGAAAAAGATGAAATTACTCTTTTGGATGGTTCTAAAATAGGTATTAAAACAAAAAATAATGAATCAATAAACATAAATCATCTTGTAGAGGATTCTGACATAGTATTAGCACCAAATGCATTAGGTTTATACATACCACAAGAAGAACTTGAAGAACGAACACGGTATAACTGGATAACATATATATCAAAGAATGAATTACTTACAAGTGATACATTTATGGGGAAAACATTTAGTAAGTATTTAATTAGATAATTATATATGAAGAATGTAGTATAATTTGTAAGAATTATTCTGATACGTCCGTTTTGTTTCTATTGATATATCATATATACTAGAAATATGTTTAATTATTGTTATACATTTTTTAAAATCAAGACTTTCTAAGTATTTATGTTTTGAATTATGATAGTAATCTTTTAGTGATAAGAGATAATTATTTATACCATCAATATTTTTTTTATATAATTCATCATAAAAAATATATTTTTTATTATCCAGCATAGAAATATTTTTTATAATAGCCGTAAATTCATTTTTATCTGGTTTTTTTTTAAATATCTTTTTGTAGTTCATGGTATATATCTAATGTTATAAAATATAATTCTATATCATTTTCGTGGTGGATATTTAGTAATATTTTATATTTCGATATTATCTTAATAATATTATATTTTTTAGTTTCAGAAATTATATTTTCGCAAGACTTAACATAGTTATATAGCATATCAAACATATCTATCAATGAAACACAATTGTCATTAATTTCTTTTAATACTTTTGTTGCTTCATTCTTATTTTTATCATTTAGTAGTTTAAAATATTTTTCATAATTTATATTCTGATTTTTATTACATATTTCTGTAGTTATGTCAATATTTATTTTAGAATTATAAAGTAACAAACATCTTAAATTGTTTTTTAATAATAGCGGACACATTTCACTATTATTGACAATATATTCTTTTGTATCATTACACATAATCATATTATTTTGTTTGATAAATCTCTCTAAAATTATATATAATGAATTATTTGTTAATGGTTCTAACATGATTACAATGCTTTTATTTATAACATTATCATTGATTTTTCTTATATTTTTGCAAGAAAATATGTAATTTATGTTTTTATATTTATTCATTAAACAACACAATATATGTTGACTTGATTCTTTAATATAATCAATGTCATCAATAACTATTAATTTTTTAATGTCTTTATCTGTTTGACAAAACTGTTTTACTTCATTTCTAAAATAATGAATACTAATATCATTATAATTTTTAATTATTAATGTTTTAATATTATCTTTAGACAGTGCATATTTTGTTATTATTCTAATTAATTCAGTTTTCCCTGTTTCTCTTTCACCTACAAATAATATTTTTAAATTATGTTCTATTAATTTTGCAATATAACTTTTTTTTGTTTCATCCATAATGAATTCATCTAATTCCATAATATTAGTATTTCGTTGTTATTACTAAATTATTTTAATTTAATAATAATAGTAATGACAAATAATTATTATGAAATTTTAAATGTTAACAAAGATTGTAGTTTAGATGAAATTAAAAAATCATACAGAAAGTTATCTATGAAATATCATCCAGATAAAAATAACGGCGAAGATTCAAAAATGAAGGAACTAACAGAAGCATACAATATTATTGGTGATCCAATTAAAAAAAACAAATATGATTTAGAAATGTCCGGACCAAATCCAGAAGATTTAATTAATATGTTTTTTGGTAATGCTGGTTTTAACGGTGGCGGTGGTGGCGGTGGTGGGGGTTTCTTTAATCCCGAAATGTTTCAAAATATGGGTCAAGGAAGGAATTTTCATTTTTTTTCAAATATGCAAGATAATATATTTAACAACGTAAACTTTGTAAGACCACTTGTACATGGCGTGAATATTACTTTAGAAGAATTTTATAATAATAGTGAAATAAAAATGAATATTAAAAGAATGATTACAACAAACAATAATAGTGTAACGGTAAACGAAGAAATAACTGTTAATATTCCGGAAACATTGTTAGATAGTAATTATTTAATTATAAAAAATAAGGGAAATGTTATTAATAATAATAAGGGTGATCTAAAAATTAAATTTATATTAATGGAACACGATACATTTTCACTCTATAAAAATGATATTATTTATTGTCGTGATATAAAATTAAAAGACGCACTCTGTGGATTTAGTTTTAATATTGATTATTTAGATGGAAAAAAATATAAAATTAACAATACAACAAATGTCATCACGCCATCATACAAAAAAGAAATAAATAATATGGGGGTTTTCAAAAATGGTAAAAATGGTAAACTGATAATTATGTTTAAAATTTTATTTCCAGATAATTTATCATTGGAAACAAAACAAAAATTAAGTGAATTGTTATAATCAACCTATTCTTTTTGTAGAAATTGATGCTGATACTATATACAAAGAATTTTCTGTCATAATTAGATAATCTGTGTCGACTTTAAATATTTTCTGCACAGGTGATGTATATTCTTCCTCATTTTTTACTAATAATTTTTCACCATTTTCACGAACACCTATTATTATATTATTGTCACACGATTGTGCCCAATAATCTAATAAAATTGGTTTATCTTCAGTAATTGCTTTTCTAGATGCATGTTGTAAAGCAGACACGCTAGGGATTGTATATTTATTTTCATTATTTTCAGACATGTATTACATTATATATTTTTCTTTAAATACTTATATGGATAATCTATTTAACAATGAAATGTATTATGAAAAACTTGATTCTGATAAAATATTAGAATATATAAATAAGTTACAAACTGTTGTAGTAGAAGTTTTAAATGAGAAAGATAATTATGACATTAAATATATTAACGTTGGTATAAAAACAGTATTACACATTATGTATATTATTTTTATTAATACTAAAAATATAGATGTAACTTCATATTACGGTAAAACGTCAATGACATATTACTTTGAATTTATAAATCAGATATCTTCAAAAAATACAAACGATTATATCAATATGACATTACAAGATGCTATTATATTTGTTTATAAAAAAACAATATTTAATTTAAATTCTGATTATAAAAATAATAATAATAACTATAATGATGATATTATATTAAAACAAATATTTACCATAAATGATATTATAAACATGTTACACATTTATAATAATTATTCACCCATTAAATATAAGAATATTATAGAAAAAATCATTACTATAAGTAACAATGTTGACATATATGTCGTTAAGCAAATAATTTCATTATTAATAGACAACAATATAAATATTATAAAAATTTTTAATTTTGTTAATACTTTATCTAAGAAAAAAAAAATAATTATTAATAATTCAAATATATATAAGTATAACTATAACAATTATAATGTTAAATCTTATTTAGAAGATATACTGTCAACATAAATATATTTACGCTTTGTTTTCTTTTTTTTTTGCTGTTGCTTTCCGTTATTTAATGACAAATAAATTTCTTGATAATTGTCATATAAAATTTGTTTAACAAAGTTATATATAATCATTAATAATTCATCATCACATTTACCTACGATTAGAACACTGCCTGTCCTAAAAATCATAAATGACACTTCGCGACAATTACCATCTTCTAGTCCAGTTCCTTTTCTAAAACACTGTTTTGTGCAAACACATTGACCGTTCGTTTTTTTATTTATAACATTATCAAAGAACTTACATTGTATTCCGGGATAAGAACACGGGTCATATGTTGCGTGCAGTTTATAATTATATTTTAAAATACTAAATAATTTATTTCTATTTAAGAAATATCCACAACTAAAATTTGAATTTATCAATACCGTCTGCATTGTATTCGTTAGACCATGAATTTCTTTTTTTGTAATGGTGGTTAACAATGTTGTTATATATTTTATTGCCCGACACAACACATAGTTAGTAATCATCCCTGGAAAGGACATTTTACCCGTATTAAATATTTTTATATTGACCTCTCTGAAAACCTTATTTTCATCTTTTATTCTTAATACTAACATAAAACAATTATAAAACGCACCCTTTTGTTTGGTTCTATAATTTAATATTTCTTTATTAGACATGCCAATTGTTATCTTACTAACATTCTTAAATACACTTTGTTGTTCATCTTCTGGTTTATGATGATTCGTTAATTCCTTTTCAACGTGTTTTAAGGTAACAACTGACATCAAATTTTCATTTGTTCTTTTACTCATTAAGTTATCGTATTCATTTTTTGAATGACACGTGTATTTTATTTGTTTTTTTATTATACCTTCTCGTTGTTCCCAATATTTTATCATAGGTAAATCCCAATATACGTGATATATATTTAAAGATGACACATTTAGCAACATTACCTTTACTTTTGTAGATATTCTTATATCGCTAAATATAGGACATTCTTCTATTTCTTTTTTTTCTTTTGTTTGTACATTTTCAGTATCATTATTATCATTTACATTTAAATATTGTTCCCATTCTTGATCTAATGAAAACATTGTATTACTAATGATATTCTTTTTATTCTAATTCAATTTTCTTTATATACTTTATTTGCGCATTTAATAAATCAATAACATTGAATAAATTAAAACCTATCACAATTAATAATATTTTTTTAAATTAAATAACAGACTTTATTTTTACTATAAACAAACTAAGTAAAATATCATTGCTAATAATACTATTATGTATTATCATTTTACATATATTTATAAATTCGTTATCTATGTCAGTCTGAATTACATATTTTACTAAACAATTCAATATTTCAGTTATAGACATGCAGTACGCTTCGGATATTTTATTAATGTAATTTTTACATTTATCCATTTCTTTTAGTTTAATTTTATTAATTATATCTTTTATGTCATCGTTTTCTAAAATTTTTATGGTAGATATATAATTACTATTGGTTTGTATGTAATTTATCATACTACGTATATCATATTTCCACAAATTATAAATAGAAATTAATTTACTTTTAGGGCATTTTATGTTTTCATTTTTTACTATTTTACTTAATAATTTAATTACATTATTTTTATCACTCTTTTTAAACTGTAATTTTATAAAATTGTTACAAAGTGAAACATTTAATTTACATATATAATTGCACATCAAGCAAAATGTAACATTTTTTATGTTTGATTCTAGTAGTATTTTAAGTCCTAGTTGTGCATGTTCTGTCATATAATCTACCTCATCTAATATTACAAATTTGTGAGTATTTTGAAACAAAGATTTTGAAGTTACAAATTTTAATATTATAGAACGTATATTATCTATACCTCTGTCGTCTGAAGCATTTAAATGCATAGTTTCATAATTTTTATTTTTTATTATTTTATTATATTCTTTTATTATTGCTATGATTGTCGTTGTTTTTCCCGTGCCTGGTGGGCCATATATTAATAAATTTGGAAATATTTTATTTTTTAAAATATTATTAAATATTGTTTTATTGTACTCATCTAGAACAATGTCGTCTAAATTGTCGGGACGATACTTTTCAACAAACGGAATGTTTGTATCCATTTATTAAATTGATTTATAAATTTAAATTGTTTATTAATATAAATGAGTATAAATATGTTTGTTGGATGTATGTTTGCTGGAAAAACTACTACATTAATTAAAGAATACAATAATCATAAAGATACGAAAAGTGTTTGTGTTATAAATTATTATCACGATACGCGGTATGATCCAGAATTATTATCTACGCATGACCAAACCAAAATATCGTGTTTAAGATTAAAAACACTACAATCTCTTTTGATCAATCATTTAAATAATGATGTGTTTCTTATAAATGAAGCACAATTCTTTCCAGATCTTTATAAAGTAGTTACCGAATTGGCCGATACTTACGAAAAAGATGTATATGTTTATGGTCTAGATAGTGATTTTAAACGAAATGATTTTGGTGATATAAGTAAATTACTTCCCGTATGCACAACTATTACTAAATTGTATGCCGATTGTGAAATATGTAAAACAAAAAATATTGCCTGTTTTACTCACAGAATTACAAACAAACAACAACAATGTATTATAGATAGTTCTAGTTATATTCCAGTTTGTAGAAAATGCTACACATTTCTTAATTCATAATGTTACTTAAATAGTAACCTATTAACGTGGCAACTGTAGATGACAATACATAATAGATATATTCAGTGTGTGTATGTGGTATATTTGGCCATACTAAGACATTTATTCCTATTCCTAATAATGTTAAATATTTATTTTTTTTT